GTGGATAGCTTGACCACATGGATGAATGAAGAAAGAGATAAAAGGATCGTTGCGAGCTTGACGAACGATTTCACAAACTACCTTCACAACGATAAGATGAATGTAGCCACGATTAGAAAAGCGATTTTTCACGCCAGAAACGGCTTAAAAGAAAATAACGCTAAAGCATTCCCGATTAAACCCGTTAGAGCGAGCATGCAAAGCGTGGGCAATGTCGTGGTGCAAAACACGAGCTACATTATCCTTTTAGACAGCTACCAAGCTAACCAACTTAAAGCTGATAGCGAATTTAAAGAATTACGCAAGCTTTACGCTTTTGCTGGTGAAGATAAAGGCATGCTATATAGCGGGCTTTTGGGTGTGATTGACAATTGCCCGGTGATTGATGCGGGCGTGTGGAATAAGCTCAATGTGGGCATGCCCAATTCTACCGTGAGCGATAGCGATTTTTCACGCTACATTAATAAAGCGAATGTGAATAAGATTGTAACGCCTTCACAACTCAAAGAAACGCTAAAAAACGCTAGAAAAACCCCTGATAAAGAGATCTCGATCGGTTGCTTGATCGGCGCTAGCGCGGTGTTATTAGCGGGATCTAAAGAAACGAGGTTTTATGTTGATGAAACCGTGGATGCAGGCAGAAAATCCCTCGTTGGTGTGGATTGTCTTTTAGGCGTATCAAAAGCTAGGTATCAAAGCACAGACGGGATAGTAACGCCTTATGATAACCAAGATTTTGCCGTGATCGGTTTAGTCTCTAACATGGAATAAAGAAAGGAAAAAAGAAAATGAAACAAAAAGTGCACAGCGTGAGCTATCTAACAAGAGCAGAATTTGAATACAAAAACGGCGTTTATGATTTAGTGGCCTTGCCAATTGGTGCGGAAGTCGTTAAGGTGAGTTTGGAAGTGGTCGGTAATCCTACGGCTGGAACGGTAAACGTGGGTTTTAAAGACGAAAACACCAAAAACTATTTTTTGACTTTAGAAAACATTAACAAAGACAAGAACGCTACGAGCGCTATAGACTACACGGCTACAATTAATAAAGTGATCATTGCAGAAGTCAAAAACGCTAATGGGAACGATGCTAAAGGCGTCTTAAGGGTGTTATACTTTTTGCCTAGCTTAATTGAAGTAGAGTATTAAATAATTTAAGAATTTTTGAAATGTTTAAAAATGTTTTTAACTTTAAAAAAAGTTAAGAACGCTTGAAAACTTTAAGAAAGGTTAAAAAATGTTTTTTAAGAACCCTTTAAACGATCCGAACTATTTTAAGCCTGAAAGCGCTAAAAACACGCAAGCGCTAACACGAGAAAGCATGCCTAAAAACTTTGGCTTGTTGAATTATTCTAAAACGAGTTTTAGCGATTTTGTGAATCATTACAAGCCAGCAGAAACGCCTAAATCCTCTAAATTTTCTAACTTCATGGAGAGCGTGGGAGGTTATGGCGGATTAGGGATGCTAGGAGGAGCGATCGGCGGGTTAGGGAGCTTGATCGTGGGAGCGATCAACTTTAGCGAGCAAAACAAAAGCGCTAAAGAAAGCGCGAGAATGGCAAAAGAGCAGTTTGAATTAGAAAAACAACGCTACAACGCCAGAGAGCAAGAGCGTTTAAAGGATAAAGAAGCGATTGATAACATCGCTAAAAACAACGCTGATATAATGACAAGATTCTAGCAGAACATAACCCTTAAAACCACGCCTTGATTTAGCTATCTTTAGCTAAAAAATAAGGCTTATTCATGGACTTTACAACCTTAGAGAACGATTTTTCTAACGACTATCAAAAGGCTTTGATCGCAAACGCTGAATTTTTAGAAGCCAAGAAATACTACAACGGCAACCAACTCCCGCAAGACGTGCTAAATATCATTTTAGATCGAGGGCAAACGCCAATCGTTGAAAACATGTTTAAAGTGATCGTGAATAAGATTTTAGGTTACAAGATAGAAAGCATTAGCGAGATACGACTAAGCCCTAAACAAGAAGAAGATAGAGCGTTAAGCGATTTATTAAATAGTCTTTTACAGTTTTTCGTCCAACAAGAAAATTATGATAAAGCGATTATTGAACGAGATAAGAACCTTTTGATCGGTGGCTTAGGGGTGATTCAATTATGGGTTAATGAAGATAAGGAAAAAAATGTAGAAATTGATATAAAAGCTTTGAAACCTGAAAGCTTTGTGATTGATTATTTTTCTACGGATAGGAACGCGCTAGATGCAAGGCGTTTTCATAAGATGCTAGAAATCACGGAGCAAGAAGCCTTATTATTGTTTGGTGATAGCGTGGTGGTGAATTATTCCAGCGTGAATCACGAAAGAATAGCGAGCGTGATTGAAAGCTGGTATAAAGAATATAACCAAAATTCGCAAAGCTTTGAGTGGAATAGGTATTTATGGAGTCGAAGCGCTGGTATTTATAAGAGTGAGCTAAAACCTTTTAAGAACGGCGCATGCCCTTTCATTGTAGCCAAGCTATACACGGACGAACTAAACAATTACTACGGATTGTTTAGGGATATTAAGCCCATGCAAGATTTCATTAACTACGCCGAAAACCGCATGGGTAATATGATGGGAAGCTTTAAGGCGATGTTTGAAGAGGACGCCGTGGTGGATGTAGCGGAATTTGTAGAAACCATGAGCCTAGATAACGCGATCGCTAAAGTTCGACCGAACGCATTGAAAGATCATAAAATCCAATTCATGAACAATCAAGCGGATTTGAGCGCTTTAAGTCAAAAAGCCGAGCAAAAACGCCAACTATTAAGGCTATTAGCAGGACTAAATGATGAAAGCTTAGGTATGGCAGTGAATAGACAGAGTGGGGTTGCGATCGCGCAAAGGAAAGAAAGCGGGCTAATGGGCCTACAAACTTTTTTAAAAGCCACAGACGACATGGATCGCTTAGTGTTTAGGTTAGCTGTTAGCTTTATATGCGAGTATTTCACCAAAGAGCAAGTTTTTAAAATTGTAGATAGGAAATTAGGAGATAGATACTTCAAAATCAATTCAAGCGACGATAACAAGATAAGACCGCTTAAATTTGATCTGATTTTGAAATCCCAACTAAAGACCGAAAGCCGAGACGAAAAATGGTATAACTGGAACGAGTTATTAAAGATTTTAGCGCCCATAAGACCGGATCTAGTGCCTAATTTAGTGCCACTGATGCTAAACGACATGGACAGCCCGATCACTAACGATGTTTTAGAAGCGATACAAAACGCTAACGCCTTACAACAACAAAACGCTAAAGCGAACGCACCCTATAATGAGCAAATCCAAGCCTTGCAGATCCAAAAATTACAGGCTGAAATTATGGAACTACAAGCCAAAGCGAGCAAATACGAGCAACAAGGAGCGTTATCACAAACCACGAACGAAAGCGAGAAAATTAACCAAGCGGTAGCGATTAGCGAAATGCAACAAGAAAACGCTAATAATGCTGATAACGCCGAAACGCCCGCAAACAAGCCGAAAAAGAAATTAAAAACGAGCGATAAAACGACATGGCGAAAATACCCAAGCGCGCAGAATTTAGACTATTGAAAGGCTAGAAAATGCTAAACAAGATTTTAGAAATGCTAGGAATAAGCGTTTTAATTTTAGCGTTAGGTTTGAGCTTTATTGTAGCGGTTTGTTTTTCTGTAGGAGCGTGGGCGAATGGATAAGCAAAGAGCTTTAAAAGAGTTAGCGTTAAGAGAGTTAGCGAGGCGTGATTTTTACCAATTTTTACGCTTGAAGTGGGAACGATACGAAAATAAGCCGTTTTTGGATAACTGGCACATCAAATATTTATGTAGAGTTTTAGAATGCACGCAAAGCAACACATGCCAAAAAGACGAACTAATAAGGCGCTTGATTTTGAACATGCCTCCAAGCTATGGCAAAACCGAGATTATAGCAAGATGCTTCATAGCGTGGAGTTTAGGCAAAGATCGCACTAAAAAAATCTTTTATATTTCATATAGCGATGAGTTATGCAGAAAGATCGCTAACCAGGTAAGGGATCTAATGGATAGCTTTTTTTTCAAAAGTATTTTTTTTGATGAGCCTTTAGAGTTTTTGCAAAACAACTCAAGGGAATTTATTTTAAGAGAGGGTGGAGGCTTGTTTGTAACCACGCTAAAAAGCGCTTTAACAGGTTTTCATGCTAATCAAATACTCATCGATGATCCGATCAAAGTGAGCGACATGAACTCTAAAAAAGAAGTGAATACCGTCAATATGAATTTCAAAGAAAGCGTTATATCACGCTTGCAAGACACTAACTCTAACATTACAATCTTAATGCAACGCTTAGGGAGTAATGATCTATGCGGGTTTTTACAAAGCGAGAGGGAGTTTGATATTGAAACGATCAAAAAATGGAAGATCATACAGCTTAAAGCCTTGAACGAAAACCAAGAAATCTACAAAATTAAGGATTTTGAACACACCAGAGAGAAAGACACGCCGTTATTTGAAGCGAAGCACAATAAGCAACATTTAGAAGCCTTAAGGTTGCAAATGGGTAACGATGAATTTAGCGCCCAATACCAACAAGATCCGATCGTTAGCAGTGGCGGGTATTTTGATCCGCAGTATATAAAGAAAGTTTTCACGCACGAATTAGGAGAGATGAATACTTATATTTTTGTAGATAACGCTTTATCTTTAAGCCAGAACGCTGATAACAGAGCAATAGTCGTCGTGGGCGTGGAAAACTATAACGAAAGCGTTAGGTATATCGTTCTAGATTGTTCTTTTGGGATTTGGAGCGAAGAAGACACCATTAAACACATTCTAGCGCACAAGGAAAAATACAAGGACGCTAAAACCTACATTGAGAGCGATGGCGGAGGTTTGGTATTGTATCGTTTGCTTTTAGTGGCTTTAGCGAGACACAACCAACAAGCTAAAGAAAACCACAAAGAACTATTAAATGATGAGATTATTTGCTACACACCAAGCCGCAAGATTTCCAAAGTAGATAAAATCAAAGCGATAAGGCCTTTTTACAACACGGGGTTTTTAGCGTTTAGCCATTCAGCGAACAACACCGAACAGATAGAAAAAGAGCTTTTTAGCTTCAATCCAGATAAACCCTTCAAAAAAGACGATTGCATAGACGCACTAGCGAGCGCGATAACGCATGAGAGCGTGAAAGCGCCATTAAAACGAGAAACTAAAGAAACCTACAACGCCAGGAGACACGCTAAACCGACATGGAGGATTTGAGCTAAACCTAACCCTAAAAAAAAACGCTTGATTGTGATTAAATAAGGAAAAATGAAAGGTTAGGAAATGAAAAATATAAATCATATTAAACATTTTAAAAATATTGAAAACATTAGCAACATTAAAAAAAGGCGTTTAGCGTTTAAAAAAAGAAACGATGAAAGGCTTTTGAAAAATAGAGGTTATAGGGACTTGATAGCGAAAGTCAAAAGCAAGAAATCAAGCGATGATGCAATTTTAGAAAATTTAGAGCTGAGCTATCTTAAGCATTTGAAAGGATAACGCATGCAAGAAAAAATCATTAAAGTTATTCCTGTGTTGCTGTTTTTGTTTTGTGTTTTGAGTGTTTTAGAATTGTTTTTGATCATTGAGGACATGAACAAAACCGAAAATCTTGAGAAGAAAGTGGAAAAGAATTTAGAAGTGATAGAAACGATTACAGAGCTCCTAAACGAGTATTTAGAAGGCATGGGTTTAGAAGAAGCTCCTAAAATCAAGCTATTCAAAAATAAGATTAGATAGCATGCAGCATTCTTTAGTTTTAGGGTTTGAAATATCTAAATTCATGCCGTATATTCTGGTAGGATTGATCGGCTTGTTTGTGGGCGTTTTGTATGTGTTTAGAGGTATAAGGAACGAGAATTTCAAAAACAGGGCAGAAAAAGTGATCTATTTCATTCAAGGCGTGGGAAGTAGCATGCTTATAACTTGGATTAGTTTTGAAATCACGGACTACTTTTTTCAATTGCCTCAAAGCTTGTGCGTAGCGATTAGTGGAGGCGTGGGGTATTTAGGAGCGGAGAGCGTGAGCGCTTTAGCGTTAGATAGTATCAAAAAAAGGATCTAAAAAATGGATTTAGTCAATTTAGAAAACGCTTTAAACAGTGGGGATTTCAAAATGGATTTGAAAGGTTTAGAAAACGCTTTAAACAGTGGGGATTTCAAAGAGCAGGTTTATTCTAGTTTGGAGGGGATTTATCAAATTTCTAAGGTTTTAAATCAATTAGATATTTTGGGCAACTTCAACGAACACGATTTGAAAATCATAGAAACGATACAAACCATTAAAAGCAAGTTAGCAGGCTATGAAACAAGCGAACAGGAACTAAAAGCTAAAATTGACGCTTTAGTAACTAGCTTAGAAGCTAAAAAGCAAGAATTAGAAGCGCGCTTGAATACAGAATTACAAGCGCGCTTGAATACAGAATTACAAGCGCAAACCACGAGCGAAATAGCAAAGCTAAACGAAGCAGGAGAAGCGCTAAAAACTAATCTAATAACCGAACTCACGCAGGCTGCTAAAAATCATCTAGCGAGCGAATTAGAAAAGTTGAAAACAGCCACGCAAAGCCTATTAAACACGCCAAGAATGCAAGGCGTTAATATGAAATTTGTAGGGATTTATGTTTATGGGCGGCAAAGTTTTTTCAAAAACGAAAGCGATGAGTTTAGGGAATTGTTTGAGTTTTCTAGTATCACGCTAAAAAATAATAAAAGCTATATCGTGCAATTTAGCATGCCTTATGAATTAAGCACGAATGGGATTTATAGCGAGAGCATGGGCGAAATGGTGTTATGCTTGAAAGCGGATAATAAGGTGTATCCGATCATCAATAGCTTTCACCAAAATAAGACCATTAATCTGACCAGTAACAAGGCCGTAAACACTTATTTAGTGAATAGCTTGTTTAAGACGCCAAGCGAAGAAGCGGATTACAAAATAGCGGTATTCGCGCGAAAACATAAGGATTTGTGGGCCAATGTGAATTATACGAGCAACACGGACGGGTTTGGAACGAGCTTTTTAAATAACGCAAAATTTGCTAATGCAACCACGCACAGCCTACCGAGAGATTATAATAACGACTGGGTGTTTTATAAGAAATCTCAAGCTTTAGTTTATGAAATCCTTTCATAAGCTTTTTATTTTGAAGCTTTTCACTTTGAAGCTTTTATTTTTAGCGTTTTGTTTTAGCGTTAGCTTTAATGCATGCGCTAAAAAGATCATCTATCAAGAGGTAAAAGTGCCTGTAAAATGTGATATTGAAATGCCCACACGCCCAAGCGAGCATTTAGAAGCGTTAGAATACTTACGATCGTTATTGATTTATACCGAAACGCTAGAAAACGATTTGAAGTTTTGCACCAAACATAACCCTTAAAACCACGCCTGAAATTAGCTTAAATACCAAGAAACTAAAGGAAGTTAATGTATTTAGTCCTATTAGAAAGAAAACACGATTTAAGACCACTTGTAAGGAAAGACAAGAAAGAAAGCGGCATGTTAGGGAGCTTTAGGGTGTTTGAAAGCACGCACGATCAAGGAGCAAGCGATAAAGCGATCCTAAAACACTATGAAAAGAAAGACGCGCTTTTTAGTTGCTTTTCATTAGAAAACAGCGGAGAGCCAACGGACACGCCAAACTTAGATAAACCGATAATAGCGAGAGATTACGAATTAGCATGGAGCGATACGAGTTGCACGGTGCCTAAAGAATACCAAAACAAAAAATGCAATAACTCACGCCATGAAGTGTTACAGCTAATCGATCCCAATAACAAGGATTTCACAAACCGAAAAATATTAATCCATGTAGGAAATAGCGCGCATGACACTTTAGGGTGCGTTTTGTTAGGGATGCAACATGATGAAGAGATGATTTATAAAAGCAATGAAGCGGTAAAAAAGTTTTTTGATTTAGTCAAAGACAAAGGCGTTAATCAATTTTTGTTTAAAGTTGTTGATAAGGCTTAAAGAATGGATACAACAAGGTTTATAAGGAATTTCATTTTATTTAAAGAAGCCTTACAAAAGCAAAATTTTAATAACAAAGAACTCAATACCACGAGCATGCAAGCGGCCTTGCAATGCGAGCAATTGGCTTTAAACGAACAAGCGCAAGATTTGCAAAGCGAGCAAGTGAGAGCTAAAATGCAAATAGACTTTTTGAGCATGCAAACGAATTTGCAAAACGCCAAAGCCGAAACGCTTAATAAGCTTATCCAATGCCAAGCGATGCTAAAAAGCCTAAAAGATAACGCCATGATTAACCGAGCAAACGCATTTGTGAGCTTGTTGCAAGTGCAAGCGAACGCAGCTAATGGGATCACATTTCACAATTTTGAAACAGCGTTTAAGATTATTGCGCAAATTGGCAATGAATACGATCAACTTAATTTAAATAACAATAAGAAGGTGATGAGCGTGCAAGAAAAAGAACAAACAAACGAATTTAAAACGCTATTAAATGAGTTAGGTAAGGAATTAGAGAAACTCAACGAACAGAGCGATGTTAATTCAATACAGGTTTTTAGCGACAAATTAGAAGTGTTGAAAGACGCGCCGACAAGGTTATGGGGTTTTAGCACTTTGTCTAACGCAACCGAAGGCTTTTACAATGAAGATAACGAATTATTAGCGAGCGGTAGCGTGTTTTTGTTTAGAAGCGACAAAGTAGGAAAGCACACGATCACTTTTAAAGCGAGCAATACTAAAATCAGTTTAGCTAAAAACATCGCTATAAGCGTGATCGCTAACCAACTCAAAGAAAGGACGAGCTAATGGCTTATTTTGAAAGCATCACAGCGGGCAGGGGTGGATTAGATAGCTATAATCAAGCGTTGAATAACCAACGCTATGCTAATTTATTATTAAATGAAAGCATGGGCAATTTTGCGAACACGATAGCGAACGCAGGAAGCCTTTTTGATAACGCTAAAATCAAAGAAGAAGCCTTGAAGTATCAAAGAATGCGAGATTTAGCGAACGATAAGAAACAAGCACAAGCGTTTAACTTGCAAAAAAGACAAGCCGAACAAAGCATGGATTTTGCTAAAAGACAGCAGGTCATGAACGAAGAAATGCACAAGCAAAACAAACGCTTGAACGAACTTAAAACGCAATCTTTAGCGCTAGACATTAGAATGAACAAACAACAGCAAGACTGGCTAATGAAAGCCAAACCAAGCGCTAAAGCGAGCGTGAGCGTGGATAATAATAACGCTATGAAAACGCCCACAACGCCCACAAACGCCTTAAACACGCAAGGCACACCAACCACACCAAAGCCTAACACGATAAGCAAGGAAGAGTTTAGGGCGCTTTACGCTAATCCTACTTTTAGACTTTAGTTTAATGCCTTATGGCTTGATTTTTAGGGCTTTTAAAGGCGTTATGCCTTATCTTATCATCGTTATTTTGTTAGTTTTGAACGCTAATCTAAAGACTAAATTAGCGCTAGCGAATGAAAGGCTAAACACCAATCAAGCGCATTTGATCAAACAGAACGAAGTTATCCAAAAAATGGAATTAGAAAGCCAACAATACAAGGCTAACAAGCTTTTAGAAATAACCAAAACACAAGACAAATACCATAAAATCATCATCAAAGACCACACATGCGAGGCGAAATTAGAAAGCCTTGAAGCCTTGATTAACGCTTTTAAAAAATCTAACCCTTAAAAGTTTTTTAAACTTTTTGTAGAATATTTGCTAAAGATAGCAAGGAGTGGAAAAATGAAACTCTACAACAAGATCCAAGAACTCATTAACGAAAGCGAAACGCTCAAACAAAAAAATAATGAAGTGTTAGAATTAGCTAGGAACGAATTAAGCGGACTAGTCAATACTAAAGCTAACGAGATTTTAGAAAGCCTAAAAAACGAATTTCAAGGCTATTTGAACGGCGAATTAGTGGAAATGCCTTTGATCGTGAAAAAAAATGTTAAGGAACTTGTGAATAAGCAAGAACTGAGCAAACAGATACACAACGAATTATTAAGCCAGTTTGACAAGCAAGCGATCACAACCGCCTTAAAGCAAGAATTAAAGAGCGACATTAAAATAGAATTAGGTAACCTTTTAAGCGATAGAGAATTACAGAGCGAATTACAGCAGGCTAAAAACGAAATCATCACCCAAACCACGAGCGAAACCACAAACGCCTTAACAAGCAAGATTTTAGGGATTTTAGAAACGAGATTAAACGCTATCACGGAGAGCGTGATCAAGAATTTAGATTTTAGTTTTTTGGCTGCGCAACCGAAAGCGTTTTATAGCGTGATTAACGAGAACTTAAAAGGAATGTTTTTAAAAGAGCTTGAAAGCGAGTTTTTAAAGAATTTCATTAAAGAAACCATTGAAAACGCTTTGAATGAAGCCGAGAAACTCAAAACGCTAAAATTAGCAGAATTAAAGGCGTTGTCTCACCTGCAGGTTACTCTAGAAAGCCAAAAAACGCAATTACTACAAAACGCTTTAATGTTAGAAGCAGAGAATTTAAACAATAAAATGAAAATAGAAAATGAGATCGCCTATAATTTGAAGCGCAAAGAATTGATCGCTGAAGGCAAGCTAGAAGATGAAGCGTTTAAAAAAAACATTTTTAAAGTGATTTAAATAAAGGACAAAACAATGGAAAACGAAAAAACGCAAAGTGAAATTTTTGAAGAACAGCTAAAAAGCTTATACAAATCGATCAAGCAAGAAGAAAAGAGCGAAGCAGTGGCAAATAATCAAAATTTAGCTAATCAAAATTTAGAAAATTTAGCTAAAGAAAGCGTTAAGGATTTAGAAGCTGAGCCATCTTATCTCTCAACCGGGATCGCTTATTTGGATAACAAGATCAAAAATAGAAGCATCACGGCGTTTGATTGGTATATGGCTAAGAGGTTTTTAGGTTTGGATCTAAATGTGAATTTAAACGGAAATTTAAACCTAAAAACAGAAAATAAAACCAGACTAGCGAGCATTAACAAAGCCACACAAGATATTTTTGATGACATTAAGGCTTTAGATTTAGGAAACGATCTCATAGAAAAAGCGCAAAAACACAGCGGGCTAATCAATCAGGCGAAGCTATGGATAAACCACAAGACAAGAGGCTTGAAAGGCGTTGATTACGATTTAGCGAAAATGGATGTAGCTAAAAATACTTATTCTAATCGAGTCGCAAAAGTCAATGCGCAAGGCGGGCAAGTAACGCAGAAAATGAGAGATCAAGCTCAAGAGATGGTATCATTTGGAGCGAGAAGCAAGGAAGAAAACACCGCAAGAATCTCACAAATGCAAGAAACGCTCTTAAACTCATTGAAGAAAAACATGCAAATGTTAGAGAGCTTAGGCGGTAATTTATCTCCGTTAGTTTTAGCTAAAATGAAAGCATACCAAGACAAAGCCAATTACATTCACGAAACGAGCGGGAAAATTGATCTCAAAAAATACCAAAGCTTAGCGAATGGAGGATCATGATGGAAGAAGAAAAAAAAGAAAATGAAACCCTTTCACAGATCGATCTCAAAAGAGCGGTTAGGGAAGCTTATGAGGATACTTTGAGCACGCAAGGCGAGATCGCCGCTAAATTCAACATAAGCCGACAAACGCTTAACCAATGGGCTAAAAAAGGCGAATGGACGAGCCGAAAAATTTTCAATGAAATAAGAGCGATGTATGAAACGCTAGGCATGAGCATTAAAGAACTAGCGAAAAAATACAAGATGAACGAGAATTATTTAAGATACATTAAGACACGCCAAAAATGGGAAAAACGCAGGATCACGAAAGATTTAGAAGAAAAAGAGATTAAAGAGATTTTAGGCGATAAATTGACCGAAAAAAACATGGATTTGTTTTTAGACACCAAAAAAGAAGAAGTGAAAGAAGTATTAAAACAAAGCTTAGATCACTTGAACTTAGATCCGATCGTTTTAGAAGCGATCACTGAAACCACGAGCGACGAATTATTATTGAAAGCGATGAACACCGCTTATATCAAAAAACAGATCTTATTTTGCGCGGTGGTGGCTAGAGGTGAATTAATTAAGATGATTAAGCGATCGAGCTTGACTAATAACGAAAAGGATAGCGCTAATATTATTGTAGCGGCTGAAAAGGTTTCTAAACTTTTCATTGATGCAGGCGTTAGCTTGTTTGGCAAAGAGCAGATCCAGGTTGTGGAAAGCAATCAAAACACTAATTTAGCGCAAATGAACATGAGCGATTTATTAGCGTTAGCGAATAGTAGCGTTGATAGCGAGAGCGTGGGCGATAGCGTGGAGTAG